CGCTGATGAATTTCTGTTTTGACTCTTTCCACAAACTGCATGGCCAAGTGTGAAGGCATATTGCCCACGTCCACATAGAACACACGACGTTCTGGAGCTCTTTGCACTCTGTAAATAATAATAGCATCTTCCAATAATTCTTTTTGCTTGTACACTTTAAATATGGATTCCAACAACGAATTTCCAAATGGAAAATTATTGTCCAAGCCTTCACTCAAACTCAAATGTATCACATGTTCAGCGTTCACTGCGATTTCTTTGAGATTGGTGGTGAATCTTGTGCCGGACTGTTCTGGACTCATGCCCACCATGCCTCGCACACCACCAGTCAAATATCCAGCACCGCCTGCTGTGACATTGCCTGTGGTTTGAAATGGAGTGGTAGCAATCAAATCTTTGAAATTTAAATTCACATCTCTGATCACATACTGCTCGGGTTTTTTGCCTTCGGATTCGTTCACAATGATTCTGCTGACCTTGGCTGGATCCACATGGAACCAACGTTTGGTTTCGGGATCTTTGATAAAGAAAGCATCTCCATATTTGAACACATTGCGGAATATTCTAAAAATTCGTTTGTTGAAATTGTTCTGTTTGCACCACTGTTGTAGATACTGTCTCAGGATGGTCATTTCTGAGTTGGTGGCTTTCTGTTTGAAATCCAATTTGAAGTTGGTGTCGTTCTGTTTGTTCAGTTGTGAGCAAAATTCAGCCAAGATGTCCAGAGCAGCATTCACTTCAGAGTCCATGTCCATGGTGTTGTACTGACCATATCTCTCCACTCTGTTGGGAGATCCTGAATACACATCTGGCAAATAGGAACTGTAATTGGTGGCAGCTGGTCCTGCTAGACGTCCTGTGCGACTGTAGATCTCATTGTCGCTGACCTGATTAAAATATCTTTTCCAACTCATTATATGTTATAATCTATTGCTACAGAGGTGTCTTTCTGTATGCGTTTACTGTCTTGCAACACTGTCAACACTCGCTGCATGGTCATATTTAACTCATCCATCTTGTTTGCAGATGACTTGCTGGCCTGGTCCATGGAGGCACTCATGTTCTTGTTCAATCCTGCAAAAGATTCACTTAAATTTGTCAATGTTTCAGTGTAGCTGATTAATTTGTCCTTGTCAAGAGATTTCAGTGTGTCATTGATGTTTTTGGCAAATGAACTGGTGCCTTTGCCTATGGTGCCAAAATCCACTTGATTAAATTTAAGCACGCTGTCTGCCAATGTGCTGCTGGCTTCTGCCACCAATTTAAGTTTTTCAGAATCCACACCAGCTATTTTTTCTAGACCTGATCCTATTTTGCCCAGCCCTGCGCCTATCAAATAGGACACTCCTGCCAGTATGGCGCCCAGTGCTGTCACGGCCAATGTGACCACTGCTATGGCTTTGCCTGCGGCCAACATGGTAGCACCGCTCAGCAATGATCCCCCTGCTGACAACATGCCGCCTGTTTTGGCTACTGCGGGTGCTGCTGTGGCTACAGATGCTGCAGTGCCACCTCCACCTAAAAGTTTGGCTGCGCCACCCATGAGTTTGCCACCCACTGAACGTGCTGCTACCAATGCTCCAAATGCCATCACTGCTCCTACTGCTATTTTCAAACCTTCTTTAAAATCGCCCATATTTTTTATAAAGTCGGGCGTGAATTTGCCTAAAAAATCTCCTATGGCTCCAAAGAAGTTTGTGATCTTAGTAAGAGCAGTGGAAATTCCTCCCAACACAGCACCTGTGAATGATAGCAATGGACTGATTATCATTATCAATGAGTTTCTAAATTTGGCCAATTGGCTGTCAAAGTTGGTCACTGCCTTGGTGGCATCTTGTTGCGCTTTCATTTGTTCTTCTGTGGCTGCAGCAGCACCCAGTTGATAGTTGCTCAGTCCCACCAATGAGCCTTGGGCCAAGAACATGTTGTTGCCTGTGAGCTGGGCTGCCGCTGCCAGCTGTTTTAGATCTGCTGTGTTGCTTTCTGCATTGGCTGAGGCTCTGCGTATGCCTGCTGCAAATTCTGCAGCGCTCACGGTGCCTTGATTTATTCCTCTGGACAATGATGCTAATTCGGGGTTGCGGCTGACCAACATCTTGGCAAATGGATCCACGGGGTTTCCACCAGTCACAATCATTTCCGTGATGGCCCTCTTCAGCTCATCTGGAGCCTGTCCTAGTCCTCCAAGTATCTGCTGCAGATTGGCCTGGCCTTGTTTGTCCATGCCCACCATCAATGATTTAATTCTGAGGTCTGACTGTTGACGTTTTAATTCATCGCTGGCAGCTTTCCTGCTCATGCCTGTCACGCGAGATAACTGATCCAGTTGCAACAGATATTCTCTGCTGCCTTGAGCCAATTCACTATCACTCATCACTTGTGCTTGACCCAAGCCAGTCATGATTTCTAGATAATCTGTGATGTAATCTGAGGTCTCCTCCATGCTGAATCCCAGTCTGCTCAGCGTGGGCTGAAAGTCTGATTGAATGGTTCTGCTGAGTCTGGTAAAGGTTCTGGTGCCTATGTTGACATTGCCACCCAAACGAGAAAACAAATCAGTGTTGGCCATGACTTCTGTGGCAAACGTGTTCAAGGTCAATCCAGCTTCTATGGACGCCATTCTTGAACCAAAAATACCCATGCCAAAGTCTGCACCTGCTGTGCTCAGCTGTCTAAAAACCTGCACCTGACGATCTGTCTCATTCACCAAGGCCTGAATGCCTGCTCCCAATATAAAAAATCCTGGCCCGGCAGCTGCCATGTATGAAGTGATGCTCTGTGTGAAGTCACCAAGTTTTTGTCCTGATATTAAGGCTGTTTTGCCAAAATCATAGATGGCAGATGTGGCTGTTTTGCTTTGATTGGTGAGTTTTTCAAATTTGTTGGTGGTCTCGCCCACTTCCTTGCGCAGGTCTCCAAGATCTTGAGCACCGGTGGCTTTTCCTTTGGCAGCCTTTTGCACCGCAGCAGCCGCTTTGGTTCCCGCAGCCATGGTTTGCATGACTTTGATCAATTGTTGCAGTGTGGCTTCTGTGGCAGCGCCCTTCAGTATGGCACCGTCCAGTTCACCACCGCCTTCAATTCTTACTTCTGCCATTTATTAAATACCCAGTTAATTGCGACTATAAATATACACACATTTGCAAAATATGACAACTGCACACTTATTTATACGGAGGTAATAATGCCAGAAAATACAAAAAATCCATCTGCTGCCAATCCTTTACAGAAGTACTTTAGGCAGCCCAAGAACTACATGCGTTTGCCCAGCAGAGGCAAGTATTATCTTCCAGGCACTTTGGACATGCCCGTCACAGGCGAGCTGCCAGTGTATGCCATGACTGCCAAGGATGAATTGACATTCAAAACTCCAGATGCCCTGATGAATGGTCAGGCCACTGTGGATGTGATACAGAGTTGTGTGCCCAATATCAAAAATGCTTGGCTGATGCCCAGCATAGACATGGATGCTGTGCTGATTGCCATCAGATTGGCCACCTATGGTGAAAAACTGGACATCAACATCACAGTGCCCAACACCACCATCAAGCGAGACTACAGCATGGATCTGCGCACAGTGTTGGATGATCTGTTGCTGGCTCAGTTTCAGGATGAAATCACAGTGAACGATGTGAAGATCAGAGTGAAACCCATCAACTACAAAGAATTCACTGAGGGTGCTATCAAAACTTTTGAAGAGCAGAGAATCTACTCAGTGGTCAACAATGACAAATTGGATGATCAGACCAAGATCAACATGTTCCACGAGAGTTTCCGCAAGCTCACAGATCTCACCATTCAGATGGTGGTCAACAGTGTGGTGAGTGTGGAAGCGGACGGAGTGGCTGTGGATGATCCCAAATTCATAGCAGAGTTCATTGCCAAAGCAGACAAGAATTTTTACACCAGCATAGTGGATCACGTGACTGAACAGCGCAAAGGCTATTCCATCAAACCTTTGAAAGTGATCAGCACTGAAGAAGACATCAAAGCCGGAGCTCCCAAGGAGTTCGAAGTGCCTGTGACATTTGATCAATCAAATTTTTTCGCATAAGGATCCTCACGCAGTCTCTGCCGGAAATTTTAAAGGAAGTGGAGATCCTAGACAATGAGACCAAAAACTTCAAACTGGAACTGATGAAATTGAGCTGGTTCATGCGAGGTGCACTCAGCATGGACGAAGTTTTTCAAACCGCACCAGAAGATCGTGAAATCATAGGCAAAGTGATCAAAGAAAACCTAGAAACTGCCAAAAAGACCGGCATGCCATTCTTTTAATCGCCCAGCACGACATCTAGAACCAAATAATATATTTTAATCTCTTCTGTCTGCACTTAAATATTCCTACGATGAGAGTGTACACACAGTCAAACGTGAATCACACCATACCGGACGGGGACATCTGGATGCCCTGTATCTCCACTGAAGCAGTGACGCATGTGGCTGCTGTGACTCAACCCATCTTGATCACACACATTGCTGCCATGCAACACTATCAGCATGCCATCACACCATTGCTGAATCAACCCATGCAGTGTGTGGGACGTCACACCGCAGAGCGATTGCGTGCCATGGGATTCACACACATACGCTGCAGACTGAGAGCAGAAGATGTGGTGATCAATTCAGCCACCACGTGGCTGCGCGGCGACCAATTTGCCAGAAACTTTGCTGAGCTGGATCTAGTGACCGAAATTCAAACCTATCACAGTGTGTTGAACCATGCCATGATTGAAAAATTGATCCACATGCAGCCTCGCAGTGTGCATGTGTACAGTGATGCTGTGTTGCAGGCCCTACAAGTGAGATCTTGGCCGCACACTGATCTCTACAGGGTGCGATCAGCCCATGCACAAGAAAATCTGTGGCACACAGTCACAGAATTCGATCCCAACCTGCCGCAGGATGCTGCACAGGCACTCAAACTGCTGACCAACTAAACCACAAAGGAGACACACTCATGATAACCACCATATTGAACATTGCCACACTGCTGTTGATTATTGGCATGGCCTGGCACATTTGGCACAGTGACGAACAAGATCACCTCAAAAGACAACGCAATACACGCAATCCCAAACACAAGTAGTGGACGAACCAGTTCGTCCAAGTGATCGCTGCGCTCTCACTGTTTGAATCAATCAAGTTGCGAAGCAACTGCTCGCTCATACAGATAGTGGATCCATACTTCTCCCAGAACCGGGAGAAGTGGTGACGTCATACGAGATAAGCACGCCATCTTGAACAGCCATCACTACACGGGGCGGTAGCCCTATACCCCCTCAGGCTGACTTCATTTGCTACGGAACACTCTATCAGCAGTTCAAGCCACTGATCAGTGTGGGTGTTGTGTCTTTTTCACAGAGCACCATCGTTTTTGCCTCAGTTTGCAACACAGGATTCACCATCTTCCTCAGACGTATTTCCTGGATCTCACGATCTGCTGGGTTGCTATATTTTTGCCTTGAGCCTTTTTAATTCTTCTCGCAGCAGATTGCTGCTGCCTATTCTCACATTGATGATGCCATTGTAGTATTCATCCGACTCCAGCACTCTGCGTTCAAACTGTTCCAGAGCCTCCAAATAGCCCATCACGCCGCGACTGCGACAGATGTAGAGTATTTCTCGGGTGAACTGATCCGGGCCCAAACGCTGCACATCCATCATCAGCACATCGTTGCTGCCCCAATAGTCTCTCCAGTCACTCTCCACCAGACTGCAACGTCTGTTGCTGCGACCTTTGAGAGGTGGACGAGATTTTTTGAACTGTGCCAGCTTCTTGCCCACATACTTGCGACCTGTGACAAGATTGGTGATCAGATACACAAATCCCACTGTGCCTTCCGGCAGAGAATCTATGGGTTGGTCTTGATACATCCATGGCATACTGGTACTTACTTGTGATGGAATTCATCAGCGAGAGTCTT